GTAGTAGGGCTAGCCCTGTAGAAAAAATCGCATATATATCTAATTTGATGTGATGGGTTTGTTTTGCCGTCTTGAGTTGCAAGAGCGATGGGCTGCTGCCAGAGGGCTGTTAGGGTCGCTGGGCAGTAGGTGATCGGCTGTGAATGGGTCGTTGGCTCGTTTGCCTTCGCCACATATCCAGCAGGCGATAGCAGTGTCTCTGATTTGTTTGGCTCGTTTCCTGTAGTCGCCTTTGTAGTGTGGGCGTTCAGGTTTGGGGTGTTGTTTGTTCCAAAGTGTTTGACATCTGGTGCATCTAGTGGCGTTAGTTGTGAGGGTTCGGCAGTTTAGGCAGGGTCTTTGTATTGCCATCTTATTTTATGCAGTAGATGGTTTTGCATGGTGGAAACCATGAAGGTTGCCAGTCTGTGTAGGTTTCGTCAAACTTTCCGTAGGTTACTTTTGTGTAGTTGGCTCGTAGGTTTTCTATTACTTTTTGAAATCGTCTGATTGATGGATCTACATCGAATGACCATTCAAAGACTAGGTTGCCGATTTGTTTGAAGTCTAGGTTTTCTAGTATTGGGAACTCTGATCCTTCTATATCCATTTTGATATGTGCGCCTGTATATAGGCAGTCTTTGAAGTTGAGTGTTTTTACTTTGATTGTTTTCCCTCCTCGCCATTGTTTAACGAGGCTGTTTCGCCAGTAGTTTTTTCGTGCGCTGTTCACATAGAAGGTGGCGTTGTTTGTGGTTGTGGTTGTTATGGCTGCGTTGATTACTTCTGCTTCTAGTCCATTGATTTTGAGGTTCTCTTTTGTCATTCGCCAAGATACAGGGTCAGGTTCATAGGCTGTTACTTGGCAGCCTTTGGAGGCTGCGAGGACTGTGAATGCGCCGATGTTTGCGCCTAAATCAATCCAGTGTTCGCCTGTGTTAAGGCTAATGCCTTGCTTTTCGTATGAGTGTTTGCCGACTACTTCGTTAATCGATTTGATGTCTGATGAATCAGGTCTGATCAGCCAGTCAAGACCGCCAACATTGACTTTGTTTAATTCTAAAGTCATAAGAATTTTGATGCTTCCGTTGCTGCTCGTTGAACTTCATTTTTGGCAGAGCCACATTGACAAATTTTTTTCTTTGCATACCAAACGATTGTGAACCTATAAGCATCTTTTTTGGCTGCCACCATTGGAGTAACTCCATGCCATAGTGCCTGCCCATTAAATATTGTTACTGATCTATCTGGTATACCCAGTGTTATATCATATTCTGGAAGATGCAAATGTCCGCCTTCCATATTTTTTCTTATTGAAAGCATCGCTGACCAACTGCCGATCAGGTTGCCACTGTCTTTATGATACGGAAGTGCCGCAGAGTTGTTGATAATTCCTGAAGTATATGGACTTCCAGCAATCAACCAATCAGAATGTATTTCTTTTTTTACTATGTTTTCATGTTCTGTTGCCCTCTGCATATCTATTTCTTTAAATAAATCAAAATTGCTCACAGATATTTGTGCTAATAATTCTAAAAGTTTGGGATTTTCTTTATTGAGGATTGCTGATGTGCAACCATAACGCCTACGCAATTTATTCGGTTCTAATGTTCCAAAAACTCTATTCACACTTCGGATACCAGACAATCGTGCAGGAACTTTAGAATCCATCGCCCATTTAACATCATGCCTAAGAAATCGTGAGATTTGCGAACAAACGCTTTCCATTTCTGGCTTGATATGAATTTGTGCAGCAACAACTATTTGATGCTCTTTATCGATTAAAATACAATCATCATTTATTGGATTTTTAAGCATTGGTGCTGTTTGCTTTTTATCAACTGGTTTCCATTCTCTGAAAGAGGCTTCAATTATTTTCATAAAGATTTAGAAACTAAATTCCATACAACATCTGAAAATGACGGTAAATTCATTTTAGTCATTAGTTCAGTCAGGCGTTGCTTGATTACATCTAGTTGTTCACGATCATAGGGTAGTGAAAGATTCCTAATCTCAGCATTTTCGTATCCTTCTTTTAATTCAGTAATGCTTAAACCTTCAGCAACAAAACCTACAGAACCTTGTAATTTAAAAAGTAAATCATCTAACTCATCACCATCAAATAAAGTGCCATCAAGACCGATATCGGTTGAAGATAGTTCTTTCAAAAGTTCTGCCAGTCCTGAATCATCATAGGTAGCAAGATCAGTTGTGCGGTTGTCTGCAATCAAAATTCGTAAGGCTTCGTCATCATCTTTTGTTTCTATGAACCCTGCTGATATCTGTTGCCAGCCAAGAGCCTTCGCTGCTTTCCAAGTGTGGTTGCCTGCCAAGATTTTGTTTGTGCGCCGATCGACAACGATAGGTTTGTATTGTCCGTGAGTTTTCAAAGATTCAGAGATAGCCCCAATATCGCCTTGTCTAACATTTTTTTCGTGAGATTGCACTGAATCAATATCTACAATCAGATGTTCTATTTTTCGCTGTCCCATCTCTAATCCTTTTCTATCTCATAGTTGGCGTAACTCATTGTAATCAACTTGCCGTCAGAGGCTACACCAATCCAAGTCGGTGCGTCACTATCGCATAAACAGCCAACTGTTCTTCTTGGCTCTGGCTCAAAAGCGTGACCGCAGTTGAGACATTTGATTCTCATTTGATTACAGTTCTGCGCCTTGAGACATAGCGATACGCATACGATCAACCATCTGCTTATACATCGCTAATTCTCTTGTTGCTGTATCGAAACCATTTTGAAGTGTCTCTAAATCAAGCCGTAATTGATCTCGTTCTTCACGCACACGCTCTAAAGCAACCTGTAAATCATCTGTTCGTGCTTGCCAGTGTTGCAGTTCAGCATTCAAACTTTCGCTCATTTCTTTTGCCTCCGTTTCTTGATTTCTGCTTCTAACGCTTCAACTGTTGCTATCAATTCTTCGGCTTCCATCTGCCCAACACTTAGCCTTCTCAGAAATGCTACCGCATTTTGTAAATCTTTTAAGGTCATAACTCGCTTCGCTTTCTTTCTCAAATAAAAATAAGTTCTCGCACCAGCCAACCCTATTAGGGAAGAATCCACCGCTCAAGAGGGGTTGAAAGCGATGATTGGCTGGCACGAGAACACTTTGAGCCTATCGGCTGCGATTTGTGTATGTCCTTCGTGGTCGTTTGTAACTGCGCTCATAAGACAAGATGCTGAAGGCTCTTAAAGCCACACTAAGCAATAGACCGATGATTATGCCGTAGCCGACCCAACCTGCTGAAGTTGATTCGGTTTCAGATGGCAAAACCATCATAAAAAGAAGTAGTCCGATTGCTGTTAGTGAAAAGAATAAAGATTGTTGTGGTTTCATTTAACTTCCCCTATCTCATCGATGTTGTAGTTAATTTTCTCTACTTTGCAAAGATGCACTCGTTCCTCATTCAGTGTCATCATTGATTTCAAGAACTCTTGTGCGCCTGTCTGGATATCTTCGCCTGCTGCTGCGAGGCTTAATAGGTTCATTAGCCAACTGAGCGCACCTGTTTCGTCAAAGCCTGCATCGGCTTCGTCATCTGACCAGTCTTGCATTGCTACTACAAGCCTGATTTCGAATAGTGCTGTGTCGCCACTAGAGATCAGTTCTATGTGATCTAGTGAGTGTTTAGTGATTTTCATTTTGTCTCCTCTGTTTTGATTAGTTTTTTGATTGCTGATATTGCTTGTGCTTTTGAAGTGTATTGGCAGAACTCGCCAACTGTTTCAACCTTCAGACCGCCTTCATACTTTCTGATCGTATAGAAGCGAGGATTGCTATCTCTGTAATGATCTCGCTCACTCGTTATGAAATAGCAGCCACCATAAATTTCGCTATGAATTCGACTGCTAAAGAACCTCAGCGTGGCTTTACTAAAGAAGTGTGAACCTGCTCTTTCTGCTTCGTTAATAATCTGATTAATGCTGGTGTATTGTTTTCTATCTATTGTGTTCATTTCTGTTCTTCCTCTGTTGTTGTTTTTGTTGAATTGTAAAAATCAGAAAGCGATATACCCAACTGGAGGAGTTCGGTGATCTCGGCGTTATGAACCTCAGTAATTTTTTTGTTGCTGATGTGACCACGATGCCTTGCTTTAAAGCCACATGAGCATTGAGCGATGAAACCGTTTTCATTTTGGTAAAATGTCGGGAGTTGAGTTAAAGTCACTTTCATTTCGTGACCAATCATTGGTGAAAAAGGTTTGCGATCATAGTATTTGATTTTTAGAGATGACCATTTATCAGATGGGTTCAATGATTTGAAGTTCATTTCTGTTCCTCCTCTTAGTTGGTTATTAAATTTCTTCTTCTTCATCTGACGCTATTGATGCTTTACGGGCTTTCCTGCGTTCTTTCGCTTCTGCTTTTTCAACAGCAACTCTGCTTTCATATAGTTCATCAGCACCGTCAAAGTAGAACTCAACATTGTTCTGTGCAAGAAAATGTTTTTCGCCAGTCTCAGTTTTAATGCCAATCTTTATTACACCAAAATGATCAGGTTCTTCAGCAACCCAAAACACGATGCCAATAATTCCGATTGGAACTTTGCGACCCCTGCGAACCTTGACTGTTTGACCCACAATGATTTCGCCATCGGCTAAAGCCTTAGAAACAATTTGAGCCTGCTCATCTTTCCAACGCTGAATCGATGCTTGATATTCGGCTGCTTCTTCAGGTGTTGCTGTGCAGTAGTGAGGTGATTTCCAAGTGCCTGTGCCATCTTCGTATTCTCGCTCATTACGCTGCGCCAAATACCGTTTGCCGTTTCGGTTTGTATCCCAAAAACATTCGCAACCACATTTATTGCAATGAACATATTTCTTTTGCATTTCAGTCCTCCTCTTGAACTTGATAGATCAATTATGACTGAACTGCCATAAAACATCAAAGTATTAAATCCTCCTAAAACCCTTAGTTTATTAGGGTTCTAGAACTTTATTAAAAATCATTCAGCAACCGAGCCAAGCACTCCAGCCACAGTTACCCTGCGCCCTGTCATATCGAATTAAAGCCTGCGCTGCATCGATGGTTAAAGCGATATCAAACAAATCTGTTGGAACGATCTCACGATTTAAAACTGTTTGTAAATATCCTTTTGGATAATAACTAGTGCGTTGAATCCAAAACAAATTTATCTGAAAAAGCCCTAACGAACCTTTAACACCTTGCACTGTGTTCGGATCATTCTTATTATGTGCTGAAGCAAGACAGCGAGATTCACGCCACATAATCGCATCAGCCTTAACAACATCTTTTTCAAGCCAGCCAGCGTCACGCAACTGATTCCAAAGATCAGGACACTTAGCCCAATCGGGAACAGTGCGCTTCTTTTCTAATACATAATCGAACGGGTGCTGGCGCATAACATAAAGATCAACTTGCTGCGGTGCGCTAACAGCCTCAGCAACACCAGCAAAACCAATAACACTCGCAATAAATACAATTAACAATTTCTTCACAGTAACTCCGTTCACCTTGCCTCCTTCTTGGCTTGGATATGGTTTATTAGTTTTCTTGTTTCTGTCCTTGACAGGTCGTGGCGTAATCGCTCATCGTTCGCCTCAGTCGGCGTGTGTCTTAACCCTAGCATTGTTGTTACTGACTTTGAACATATATATATATATATTCAAGCAACAGCAAACTTTAGAGATTATGAAACCCCCCTATCGCTCTGCCTCACTGCGATTCCCAAATAAATTATTCGCCTCACACCATAATTGCTTACAGCGTGATCAACCCTCGTTACCGAGTGTCACCAACTACCGTGCGAATGGTTTAGGTCTGCGTGAGTATTCTTCTCGTTTTCGTTTGCTATTCAATTACGCTGCGCCGAACTCCCGACACTTACAAGGCACAACATAGGTGTATGTGCGCTCCATAACGACTTTCGTAAAACCCTCACAAATCAATTCTTTAGTGTTGAAGTTCCAACGCTTCCCGTTATCCCAACCGTTGCCGTCACAAATCTCGCAGATAATAATCGTTTGATCTGTTGCAGGCTTTCGAAGCAAAGCGAACGCTTTATGAACTTCTTTAAGGCTTGGGAACTTGTCGTGATGTTCCATAATCAGCGGCACAACTTTTCGTGCGTCATCAACATCTTGTAGCAGCAGCAGATCGTCTGCTGTCCAAGCGTTCTTAACCGTGTTACGCCCAATCTGGCTCGTTGGGAACAGACCACAAATACGATCTATAAACCCCTCGATCTGTGCTGGTGTCATTCTGCCTCCTCTTTCAAGTCTCTGAATATAGCCCATTGAATATCAACTTCAACGAACGCCTCATCTAGCGAGTATTTAGTGTCTTTATTTACGATTGGTGCAGTCAAAATATGTTCACCGTCAATCAATAAAGCGTGTGTTCTTTCGTGATTCAACATCACAAACCAAGTCTCAACATCAAGCGCAACAAACTTTCGTTTACGAGCAGAGAAATGAACCTGCTCATACGGAAAGTATTTGCCACGCCAGTTATGTTTGACCTCTACTTCGAAAGCAAACTCTCTGCCCCAGCGTGTCGCCAAAATATCTATACCGAACTTGTCAGGATTAATCCACGCCTCATAGCCTTTACCTTGAAGCCAATCGATGATTTGATATTTCGCCCAATCATCTTCGTCATAATGCTGCTGACTGAACGGTTTATTCATTTGCGCCTATTTCGTAGTATTCGTGCATCGCAGGTCGCACTAATTCTTCCCAAGTGCTAAGCCTGATCATCACTAAACCTTCGCTGCCCCAATCGTCAGGCATCAAAATCGCCCGTGTAGGTTTACGCCTAGAACCAAAATCAGCCTCGTTAGAACGCACCTGAGCCTCTATACGAAGCCACGCCGTAACAGCAGCCCCAATCTGCTTACCTGCTTTGACTTCGTTAGCAAACAAAACATCTTGCCAGCGTTCCTCGTTACCATCACCGAACTTATGTGAAGGCGCAACACCAAGACGCTTACGAGCGACACGCTGCTTGTTTAATCCTTTCGTGCGAGATCTTTTCCCTCGTGCTGTCGGGTCAGCGCAACCTTTTACTCGCCTACTGCCATCTCGTGATGGTCTGCCAAGAGTGCCAAACTTAGGGCAGTCAGGCAGTTTGCATTTATCACGATTGCCTTGACAATCGCCTTTGCGCTCCTCAATCCTCATTTTGTTTCCTTTTAAGTTCTTCTCGCATTTGTTTTTCAAACTCAGACGCTTGCCTCTGTAAATCATCTAGTTCTAAATATAAAGACTCTGCTATTTCTGATAGTTGGCTCGTATAAGCCAACAGATGATCAAATAAATCGGATTGAACAAACTGCCAGTTAATTAATTGTTTTTTCTTTTGTTTTTCAGTCCTCATCAGCGTCATCTATCTTCTCACCACAAAAAGGCTTTCGTGGAAGAACACGCTTCACTAAACAGGCACAAAGTTTTGCGTTCATTTCACCATCTCCTTTAACTCTCTACGCAACTTCGCTCGCTGGGGCGGTGTCATACCACCAAAAACACCCCAACGATCATCAGTGTCCTCTAACACAATAACCATATCTAAACATTCTTGACGCACAGGACAGTTTGCGCAAATCGCTAACGCTTCATCGTAACGATGCTCATTCAAAGTCCTGTGATCAGGAAAGAATATGGTTGCCTTCTTACCTCGACAAACAGCATCTTCAGACCAGTGTTCACGACTCACTATAAAACCTCGCAATCAAATCGTTTACTTCACCAAACTTAAAAACTGCTTCACGCAAATCATCTAACGATTTACGATCAGTGCCATCAAAGACAACAACTTTTCGGGCGCAGTCAATCAAGACACCAATCGCAAACTCGTAAGCCATCTGCAATTCTTCAGAAGGGTTGTTCATCAGTTGATTTCTTTCTCATATCCATTAGACGCTTGATTAAATCAGAACCTTCTTTAGTGGTAAGAGTGTTCAAGTTTTCTTTATTGAATAAAGTTCTAATAATCGGCTTCACATCACCGTCAGCAACTTCTTTTGATAACGATGAAACCAGCCCTTTTTGTTTATCGCTTATCAAACTGCCGATCTTGGTTGTCACAGGTTTTGAAGGGGCAGTGAAGGCTGCTTCGATTTCAGAATCAGTTAAACCAACTGAACGATCATTATTGATCTGCTGATTTGCAGGGTGATTGTTCTTTGATTCTTGAATCTGCTCTGCTCTACGGGTTTGAAGCGCAGTAATGCTTTCAACATTTCCTTTTACTTCCCAGTCCTGTTTAGACCAAAGGGATAAACAGATACCAAATCGCATCGCAGCATTTCGCAAAAAGTCACCGACAAGTTCTTTATCAAGGTCAGGTTTGTCGGCTCGAACCGAACCGACACCGACAAGCGACTTGCCTAACAATGTGAGCGTTGCCCACATCGTTGCGACACCGTTTGCTTCGTGAATCGCAGGTCTGCCATCAACCCAAGCGACAGGCTGCCAGTTCCACATTGGGTCAATCTCAATCAAGATGCGAGTGATTTCTGCGTGGCTTACATACGCCAGATTGATTCCGTTGCGTGGAATCGTTCCAACGATCTTCGGGTCTGGAGTTGCATATTGTTCCAGCACCGCTTTCAACATAACTGCTTCAGTTTCATTACTCATTTCTTGTTCCTTCTTTCTTTGTTAATTCTATTTCTGAAACTCCTAGAGCATTTCGCAATAGCGTTGCTGAAAACAAAATTCGTTTGCCAACTCTCAATGCTGGAACTGAGTTGATAATTGTGCCTTTGTTTTGAATATCTTGATTGATCGTTGTTCTGCCAACACCAAGTATTTTGCACACTTCAGCAACATTAAAAGTTGTTTTATTTGGGTCTGTTAGAAGTTGCTTCGGTGTCAATAACTTGTTGGCTTTGCGTTGTTCTATCTTTTCTGCACTCATTGTCATTGATTTTCTCATTTGCTTACCTTCTCTCTGTGTGTTCTCATCACACGGTAGGGATTACCTTGCTTCTCATATTGCTTAACTAACTCTGGGTGCGCCTCACGCAACGCTTTCGTATCGAAAGAAGTCTTGCCATCTTGCTGCTTCCACGATACGACCCGTTGCCCGTGCAACAAACCGATCTCGTTCCCAAGCAGCATTCGTGCAAGTTCATCTTTGGCTTTTGCTTCCTGTTCTGCTGCCTGCTTCGCCAACGCTCGTGCTTCCTCTAACTGAAGCACCCAGTCGCCTGCACCGTTCGGCAAATCAATCGCTGTTGGCGCAACTTGAAAAATCCGTGCGATGTCATCAGCCGAAAAGTTATTGATCTCGTCTAGCGGTGCGCTGTTAGTATCAACCCATTCACCAAACACTTCCGCTTCAAGGCGTAGGCTGTCAATCGCTGCTGCATTATCAGGTAATTCAACAACACTGATACGCAAATCACGATCAAGGACACTAAACCAAACAGGGCATTGAAGCACCGCCTGCTGCGCCCAGCCCTGCCAAAGCCATTCGGCAGGAAGATCAGAAGAATCGTGAATTGAATACCTTGTTGAAGTTTTCGCCTCGACTATAAATTCAGGTTGAATCGAATTATCCACACCATCAAGCGAAACAGACAGCCTGCCGTCACGATAAATCGTGTCAGGTGTAAAGAATGTGTATCCCAATTCCTCTGATGCTGCTTCAAGCAACGGCTTCTCAAGCAGATTGCCACGCCGAAAGATTGCTGACTCTGCTTGCTCTACTGGTTCATTCAATTTGTCAGCAAACAATTCCCCTCTCGTCTTGTATGGCGAAGCGTTCATCAGAACAGGGATATCGGAAGCCCCGAACACACACTTACCTAAATCATCTCGCCATCTAGTCAGTAACCATTCTTTACTTCCGTGTTTCGGTTTCGCTAGCCGTTCCATATGTCCTTCTTTCTTTGTTGTTTATAGTAATCTGAGTATTACTTGAGGGTGTTGCAGAGTAATTTCAACTTTGTTTTAGTTCATTTCTTTTGTGCTTTACGATCTGCTTCAGCATCTCGAATCTCATATTCTTTACCGAATTTCTTAAATACATCTGGGCGAGAGTTCATCGTGCGTCTGGCAAAACTTTCGCTAGTGCTGCAAGCATCAGCGACCTGTTTGACTGTCACCATTTCGAAAATGTTTTCTTTTGCCCATTCCAAGATATTGTCTTTGTCATCGGTTCGTGTTTTTCCGAAAATAAGTTGTCCATCGAATTGTTTAGACCAACCTTGTGAAACTTTTGCTGTGGCTAATAGTTCTCTTAAGACTTCTTTTGGAACTGCACTACGAACTCGATGACTCGTATGAGCAACCCAACACGGAACACCGTATTGTTCTATCGTTTCTTTTATTTCCCTAATTGCTTCTTCACATATGTCAGACACGATATTTGCTTTTACTGTTTCCATTTCTAAGTCCTCCTCTTGAACTTTGAGATTTTCTGACCTCATCAGTAGCGAAGTAATCGCTAGACCCCTTTCGGGGTTTCGGTCTTATTGGTTATCCCAATCACTAACTTTTAACACGAACTCTGCTGGCAACTTCTTTCGACACTCTGCACCAATCGCTGATCCACCTTGTGAGACTCTCATATCGTGCCACAATTCGGGAATATCGCAACGAAGAAGCGTATTGTATGCGCCTTTGAAATTACCGTTTAATTTGTGAACTAAATAAGAGTGCTTGCCACCGTTGCGGATTTTCCAACCACATAGACAGCACTTATCATTTGACATATCTAGATTCTCTGACCCTGATTGAATTGCTAAAACCTCAAATTGGTTTCCACCTTCTTCATAGATTTCTTTTGTGAAAACTAGTGGCTTTCTTTCTACCTTCTTCATAAGTCCTCCTCTTGAACTTTCAGGCGTTTGCCTGATACATCAATTATATCTGACAGTCTTCAAAATACAAAATCATTAAAACTCTAACAAAATAACGGTTTTAGAAGGCTACGAGGAGTTGCCCCAACATTTCTGCTGAGGCAACTCAACTCGTATGCGCAGGCGGAGAAGGAGAACGCCTCGCACAACTTTTTAGATTACCTGATCTGCCCTTACATATCCATCAGCACACAAAACCTTCATAGAGCGCACCATCTCAACAGGCACTGCCAAAATATGATCACACTCATCACCAGTCAAACTCTGTGCCAAAACAATATGCTTCGGTTTCGCATCGGGTAACAAAAAACCGACACTCTCAACCACAGCAGGCTCAACATCGATATCAGCAACATCAATCCAAGAATCAGCAACCGAATGAGCATCGTGCCAAATCACCAGCACTACTGTTCTCATCTTTCACCAGCCTTCTTTTTTTCGATCTAAACAAAACACAGGTGCTTGAATCGTGATATTTCTTTCAGGCGTAACAATCGCCAACGCCTGCTGCGGTTGTTCGTGACCGAACCCCATCAACATCGCATACTCATCAAAACCTTTTAAACTGCCGTTCACAATCATTGACGGCGTAGAAATATATTGATGCCAATGACCAAGCCACAAAGTTTGAAACGATTTACCTGTAGCCAAATATCGTGCCTGCTTTCTCGCTCGC